TCCACTCCAATCCCAGCCATAATAGTAAGGTACTCCTTCGCGACGGCTTCGTTAGCAATAACGATGTCATCACCTAGGAGAACGTAGCTGCTAAAGCGGGACGTCAACCCCGCCTTAACAGCAGCGTACCGTACTAATAAATGGTGAGTGACGCTAAACATAGTCCAGGAGCTATACGCGCCCATAGGTTGGCCACACCCGTAGCGTACGGGTTGACGGTTACCCCATGAGGTTGCATAGTCCCGGTCTAATATTAGCTCACGCCAAGCGGCCGCATATTCAGCGTTCCCAACCAAAGCAGCCAAGACGGCTTCCTGTATCGCTACAGGAACCCGATCGGTAGCCGAGGAAAGGTCGACTGAGTAATACGGTCCGTGAGTGGGAAGTTTGGACCGGAAGGACCCTTGATTAAAGGTGCAATCTGGCCTTAGGCTTCGCAGGAATCGCATTAGCGAATCATGCAAAGGCTTGAGGGCAGTTCGCGACCAATAGTCAAGAATCGCAACCACACGACACTTGGCTTCCTTGTCCTTGACTAACGAAAGTCTCGAAAGCAGGCCTCGCGGAGACAGCGTGTCTCCCGATTTGCCTGGTTTCTTGAAATTCGAAAGCCAAGCAAGGATGCTGATGGCCCGAATTGACTTCACTCGCTCGACTAACTCATCCCCACCGAGGATAAGCAGGTTGCTAATCTGCTTGTCACTCAGGAGGTGAGCGTCTTCGACTGAACCAATGAGGGCTTGCGCGTTGGGACCAGATTTGGTCGTCACGTGACACTCCTCCCACCGCGGGAGGGGTATCGACCAACACAACTCTTTTACCAGACCTGCCAGGCTCTCTCCAATCACTTGGAGATCCAATGAGCCTGTATAGGGCTGGGTAATAGGAGTCGTGTCGGGAGATTTCCAACCAGGTAAGATCCTAGAAACCGATAATATCGTGTTTCCAAGTCTAATCTGGGCGGGATCACGCGACAGGAAGAGTTGGTTCAAATAGTCTTCTTTTTTTTGGAAGACCGTCTGAATTCAACTCGACCCCAAATCCTGGCGTCGCCTTAAGGGGCGCTCCACTCAGGTGACGGTGATATGCAAGCCGGAGGGCTTTTAGCCAACCGATTGCATCCACAGTCCCCCTCGTGTCGCACCTCTTTAAGACGATGCCAAGCCACGTTGCAAGAAACCCGTCACTCATGTTAACCCTTAGATAGACCTTATTCACGAATGCAACCAGCATTCGGAAGATTGTCAATTTAAGTTTTAG